ATGTGTAGCACTGTTAACAGATGATATGGCTGGAGTTGCTCTTCCATACTCGTCCATATATACTATAGCAACATCATAATCTCTATTTGAATGTAATGAGTTGTTATTAGTTGTACTACCTGTGGAAATAACTGATGTATTAGCTACTCCTCTGAAATAAGCAAAAGCCTGAACTCCTGTAGTAGAAACAAATCTACAAGCAATTGGTGTTAATACATACCCTTGTGCAGTAGGACTGTTTATTGTCTGTATAGCCATTGGCTCTGATACGCTTGCGCTTGTTATAGAAGATAAGTTGAAAGTAAAATTATCAGCATATCCTTGAGCAATATTAGGAGCCTGATTTATCATTAAAGCATTAAACCTGTCAGTAAGTGAACTACCATTTGCAGATTGTGCTATAGGTAAATAGTTTGTTACACCAATAGAGTTTTGAAATTCTGGTCCAGCCATCATTGCTGCTATACTGCTGTACGCAACTCCTGTAGTAAAATTTATATTAATATCAAATGAAGCGCCGCCAAATGGTAAAAATCCAGTTGGGAAATCAGGGTCTGTCACATCTCCATTTAAAAATCTTGCGTTAAAAGAATATGTAGTAGAAAAAACTGTTCCAGCAGGAATAATATTTCCTGTTTGGTTCCAAGGGTTAGCACCGCTTTCTAATAAAAAACTAAATATAACATCATTTCCTGTAAATGCTTGAGGAGCTCCCGATATATTATATGTAGTTATAGTTGAAGCGCTTGTCTGTTCAGGAGCTTTTAATATTGTCCCTTGAATGTCAACACTTTTAGGTTCAGATACAAAGTTAACTGGTATGGGTGTTCCGTTTGCTGTAGTTATATCTCTTCCGTCTTCATAGTTACCATATATTAATCTGTTTCCTTGTATGGTTTGTGACTTCGCTATCAACGGAACATTGTCGTATTGTCTCAATAACTCATCTTGACCTAATAAAGTATAAATTTTTTGAGCACTTATTGGATAGTTATATGATGTATCATTTGGTATCCCTAATAAACTTTTATTTAACTTTTCTACTAAAAAAATAGAAGTGCTATTACTTGCTTTGTATAATATTTCTACACCAACAACATCTGAATTACCTGTACTAACCTTTACGTTTATAGAATTAAATTGATTTGTCATTCCTTCATTCTCAAACGTGCTGTAATTTAACTGAAAGTTTCCTGGGTCAAATGCCGCAGTAGTAAACAAAGAGGTAGCGCTATATTTATTATCTAAATATTTAAAACGATATGCAAAGCTTATAAAGACTTCTTCAATAAAAGTATTTTCTATAGCATTACTATTAAAAAGATTTATTAATGGTGCGCCAAGCTCGTTATCTCTAAATCCTGGTGGCTTTACAATAACACTTATCTGTTCTTCTGTAAATGTATTGTTTGGACCATAATCCCTTTTAACATTTATAACTCTGGGCGGGTTTAAATCATCTGTAAAAAATAATAAATCTTCTATTTTATTAACCCCTGTTATTAAAAACTTAGGGTCAAATTTTAAAACATCAAAACTTACTAAGTGATATTCAATCGCATTTATAGATGTATTATATGAAACAACTAAATCAGCTATACCTGTGGGAGATGGTAAAAAATTTGGATCATGAACAAACCAATATAATGTTTCGTTTATTCCATCGGCATATGAACCTATGCAAGTTGCTTCTGTAGATATATCTGTTCCGTTTATTTGTAAAGTTGTAAGCTTTGTATTACCCTTAGAGTTTTCTACAGCGCCTATTTCAGTAGTTTCAGTAGAACCAAGCCTAACATTTAAAGCATCAACATATTCTCCTGGTGGTATTAAGCGTTCATCAACGCTTTTATTCATTCTCCCCTTTACAAAAGTGCTATTAATATCCATATTACTTTATCCATTTGTCCTGACCTCTCATATTCATAAGCAGTCTTCCTGGGTGAATATTACTTAATCTTAATTTTGCATTTCTTAATAATGAAGATTTGTCTTTTCTTGCTCTATTGACTATATATTCTTGAACTCCTATTTTACTGTTTAGTAAAGAAAAACGTATGTATGCATACAAATATTCTTCAAACATTTTATTAACACTAATTTTAGAATCATCTCCATTCATCATACCATCAGAAACATATTCTAAAACTACTGATCTTCCTGACATTGAGGAATTAAAATATATAGCCCCTGTGCTTTTGTTTATTGTAAAAGTTGGATTTATATTTGCTGTTTCAGTGTTAAGACCAAATCTGTCACCCATTTGCCTTTCAAAGTACCAACAATCATCTATGCAGTAACCCATTTGATTGTGAAAAGGTCCGTCTCCTAAATATAATTTTTGCATACCACCCTCTTGTCTGGATAAATCAACCTGAGAATTTTCTGGTTTTAAAACATTACCTTCTAAATCAAATAAAATTTTAGCACTATTATCTTGTAAATACGCATCACTCCACATGGTCTGAATGTTTTCCGTTAGAGGATATAAAACACCTGCTTCATATAAAGATATTCTAACATAGTTTATATAATCTTGAGGTAGTACAAATCTAATTTGACCGTCTAAAGTTAGTTGTAAGATTTTAATTTCTTTCATTGCGTCGTAATTCAATTCTTGAATACCGCGCTTTGCATGAAAAATTACTTGATACCTCTCTATGTTATTTAGTATCTCATTGTTACCTTGATACATTAACATAAAATTACTAACTATATCTTCTAAGGATACATACTGATATGAACCCCAGTTTTTATCAATAGGTGAATTACCGTTGTTTTCGTAATATAAGTAATCTGTAATATATGCCATTTGTTATACTTGTATTTGGTTATCTTGAACTTCTTCGTTTTGACCGAATTGATATACCTCAGCTTCTCTTATTTCAATACCAACGTATTGACATATCTTAGCTACTAATGCGGGTTCGTCTGACAAAGGTAATTCAAAGTCTTGATGTCCTGCTAAAGAAGGATTATATAACGGAGCACTACCAACTAAATTATATGTCCACATAGGAGGTTTTGGATATCTTATGTATTGGGCTTTTATGTCACCAGGATTTACAATTTTTGTAGGGTAAATAGAAACGGTATTTCCTCCTAAAACATAAGCTGGAAACTGAGTTGTAGGAGAGGTTAGTGTAGAGCTTTGTAAATAAAATATTTTCTTTTGACTTACTCTTTCAACCTCTGTTACGTTTTTACCATCATAAATAGCGTACTCTTGATTTATTGCAAATATATTATCGCTTAAGTTTAAAGTAGTTGCGTTTAAAGTGCGAGCTACATACGCCTGTTTTAGATCAGTTTTATTTACTGCTATACTTTGTTTTGGCGGATATTGTGGAGTTACTGTTCCGTTAGAAAAAGGAGGGGTTGCATTTCCGTCAACTAATGACGTACCCCCTGCTGCGGTAGTAACACCTGATGTAATAAGGGTTGGATAGTAAAATAATTTATTTACTAAATAATAATCCGCAGGTAAACTAAAAGTGTTTTCATCAAAAGTTGTTGCTTTTGCTAAAAATACTTCTTCAGAAAATGAATCTATTACTTCTTCTAAACCTTTTACAATATCAGCATATCCAGTTCCTGATTGCCTCATGTTCTCACGATTTATATACTGATTGTATTGATAAAAATAATCCTCAAACATATCCATCTGCGCTTGTTGGGCGTACAGATTGAAATCTTGTGGAGAAAGATATCCGTAATTATTTTTATTTATAATTGCTAATACCGTATTCCTAACATTGTCTATCATGGGCATAGTAAATACTTTTTAATTATCTACAAATATAGCAAAAAAAAAGAGGTCACTTTTTTTGTGACCTCTTAAGAATTATTAATAAAAGTATTAAGACAGCGCTACACTTTCTACTGTTATAACAGAACCCTCAAATATAGGCATCTGTACTCTTGCAGCAGAAGGCCCAGGTGGGTCTGGCATATTTACACCAACATATCCTCTCTTCATAGCGTCTTGTATTGCAATAGCAACAGCACGTCCTGACCCTTGATCTGAATGGTCAATAGTTATGTAATTATTAGTTTGACCCATAATGTTTAAGAATATTCTGCTTTGTTCCGCACCTACTCTATCAACTAAAACTATTTGATCCATAAGAACCAAATAAGTAGAAGATACAGTTGAGTCAAAAACATTAAAAGCGTCTCCTGTAGATCCAACTGTAGAACTACATTTGAATCTAAAGTCATCTATAATACTAACTACCACTTCACTAAAGTTTTGAGTTGTATTTTCATATACATCTCCAATATTCATAGTAGTTAAAAATGTTTTACCATTATCATAAACTTCTGTTGCTGGAGCTTCAATTGTAAAGTTATCATTAAACAAAGTTGAGCTGTTAAATATATCAGCAGTTAATGTTAATGATGTTTCATTAATTAAAGCAGCTACAGTAGTTTGTGTACCAGCTGTTGTGTTTTTTACAATATCCCCAACTCTAACTTTACGAGTTGTAAATGTTGATCCTACAGCATTTAATTGCTTTTCCTTACGAATAGCATAAGTTTCAGTACCAGCAGGAAATAAGTCAGAAGCAAAACTTACTTCTATTCCGTTAGCATTTACAGCAGTTATAGCAGCTTGAGTGCCATCAGTAATATTGTATGCAATATCACCAACAACAACACCATCAGCAACAAAAGTAGCGCCAGAATCAACAAGCTTATTTGAGCTGTCACTTGTAGCAGTTCCTGCGGCTATACCCGCTGAAGCGGTTGTTCCTACCACTAACTCAATTGCACCCGAAGCTACAACTGTGTTTATTGGTATTTCTAAATATTTCGCTCTCATATGCTTAAGCGTTTGCTATTCCTGTAGGGGCTAATGGTAAAGCAACTGGAAACATTGACTTTTGCCAGCTTGTAGCTAAAGCTTGCTCCATAGCATCTAATATTGCGTCATAAACATTAAAGGCTACTTGATTTGCAGTAGTTACCGTAGTAGCTGTTCCGTCTGAATATGTTAATACAACAGTAGTAGCCGTAGCACTTGCTGTTGTTACTGTTTTTACACGACTTAGACTAATCAACTGACTTGTCTGAGGTGCATTAGTTATTTTAAGAAATTTTTCCATTTTATAAAAAGGTTTTAATGGGTTAATAAAGAACAAAGATAGTTAATCTATTTATCTTTATTTAAAGCCTTTTTTAATATCTTAAACATTTCAATACCATCATCAGATTGTAAGTAACTTCCTATTATATAATATGGGTCTGTGTTGTGTGGCACATTCAACATTTTCTTTTTATTACTTTTTAAATTGTACCAAACCTCTTTATTTCCTTTGTTGAATTTAAGTAGGTTGTTGTCAAAGAATTTCATTATTGTGTCCTGTAATTCTAACATAGGATCGTTTATAATATCAATTAATTCTTGTGGTCTTGTTTTTGCAAACATAAGAAGGTCTCTTTTTATTTCTGGAGTTGACATTCTGTCAACAGCATTACCAATAAAAACTCTACAAACTGTAATCATTTTTTCCATAGGTAATTCCATAGCTAATACTTGAGCATCTAATTCCATTCTTGCCTCCTCTAATTCTTCAGCAGCATCTACTTCTCTATTTACTTCTTCAAAAACATTTCCGTTTTGTGGGTGGTAGTATAAAAACTTTTGTAATACCTGATTACTCCTGTCAACAGTTAACATACCGTCTTCAAAAACTACAGGTTCTAATATTGCATTTCCATCTTGCTCGTCTTCAAAAGGCGATTTTTGATTTCTTGCATATCTTAAGGGTCTGTTTACACCTTTGTCTTCATCAAACCATAATAATGGAGATCGGCTACTGTTTCTTGATGGAATGGTGTAAGATAAGGGAGCTCTTCCATTTAATAGCCTATACGTCTTAGTCGTATATTTTTCTACGTTTTTCATTTTATTTTATTTTAATTTAATTATAATTTAAATAAAAGGAGGGCTACTAATAGGGCGTTTACATGCGTGACTTTCGCCCCCCTTCTATAGTTTACTACTTAATCCTTATGCTTGGAATAAGAAGAAATTGTTTGCACCTAAAGTACATACCGCTCTTTCAGATAAGAAGTTAACCTCCATTGCATCAAGATCAGATGTTCTTGCACCACCAGCAGAACCAGTAATCCAAGTTTTGTAACGTCTGTCTTCAGTTTCTGAAGCTCTATATCTAACGTGTAAGAATGGTCTTTTTGCGTTCTTACCTAAGATTTGGTCATATACAGAAGTTGATCCAGCAGGAACTAAAAGTCCGTTTACTGCACCAGCTGTTAAACCACCTCTCATTGTAGGATCGTTTAGGTATTTCCAGTCAGACTTGTAGAAGTCATATCCTCTACGGAATCCTGTGAAGCCTAAATTTAAAGCCATGTCTTTGTCATTATCAAAAAGACCGTATGAAGTACCACCTGCTCCGTAAGAGTTTTGTGCTGCTAACATATCGTCAATATCAAATGAGAAGTTTCTATTTACGAAAATTACATTTTCTTCAATAGCTCCTTGCTTATCTAATCTTTGGATAACAGAATCAAAACCTGCTAAAGTAGTTGGGTTTCCTCCTCCCCATACATTACCTCTATCGTTTACTACATAGAAGATACCTTCAGAACCAGCGTTGATAACGCCCGCAGCAGGAGTAGCACTACTTAATTGTGCCTCAGCTTGCGAGTTAGTGATTGCAGGAACAGCTTCAATCATTGCAGTTTCCATGTAATCCTCAAAACGTAATCTTGTTTCATGCTCTGATTTTAAATACCATAGGTATCCGTTTGCTCCATTTTCAGTTTGTATTTCTACCCAACCGATTTGAGCCATGTCTGATCCAGATACAGAGTATTTGTCTTTTAAAATAATTGGTTTATTTTGAAAGAAATAATCATCTGACTCTAAAGATCCAACCATACCATTAGTTCCTTTTGCAAATTCAGAACCGTATACAAATAAAGTACACGCTACTCCCGCACCCATTGCCTGAGTTAATTCGTAGTATGCTACTTCTATTTGGCTACTTGTTAAGTTAACATTACCAGCTGTAGTTCCACCTGGAGGCGTTACAATAACTCCTTTATTTGTTAAAGTTGAACCTGGAGTATTATCAGATATCATAATAGTTTGTCCAGCTCTTAATGCTGCTGAAGTTTGACCTGCTACTAATAAAGGATTAAATATATCGTTAATAGTTAAAATTGCTAACGAGTTGATTGCAGCAATATTTGACGTTACATTTGTATACTTTGTATGTAATCTTCCTTGTTCTGCCCACTTAATCATATCTGAGTTAGTTGGCATTTCAGCACCTACCATTCTTAGGAAAGATGCAATTGTTCTATTTCCATAACGCTCAAATTCCTTTTCATAAGTATCTGGTAGATACTGATTTAAGAAATCAAAGTTAGTTATGTAGTTTGTTGATAGGACTTGTTGTTGAGCACTTGGCTGCAAATCAAATCCTGGGGCTGCTTGTACTGACATAATTTATTTATTTTTTTTAATATTTATACTTTTTTTATACTTCTAATTTTTAATCCTCTTCCACTGCTTGTATCACCAACAGCTCTAATTTTCAAGCCATCTTTTGTTACACCTTGAGAAGCTGGTCTAATATCCATATCAATGTTTTTTGATTTTTTAGTTACATTGTCTACAGCATTAGATACACCTTGATCGTAAAAAAACTGAGCGAATTTTTCTGGATTCATTGCTATTGCTAAAGACTTGTGATATCCTTTAGCGTCACTAATTAATCCATTTTTGTCCATAAATTTATTTACAAAATTATTGACATCAGACTGAACGTTTTTTAATTCAGTTGCATCGCCTGGCTTATAAGTAAAACTTTTTTCTCCTACACTGAACTCAAAACCTTTGAACTCATTGCTAAAAACCTCATCAGTTTTTTTGAGAAACCAGTCATACCTTTTACGATTTTCTTCCTGCGCAGTTTTAGATTCTTCTAAATAACTTTTATAAGCATTAAAATCTTCTTTGTCCTTGTCAGATAACCCATTCCCACTTGACTCAAGAGGAACTTTATATTTACCCTTCTGTTCATTGAAATACTTTTTTGCTTTCGCAAGTTCTCTTTTTTTAGCTAATTTGATTTTCTTTATTGCCCTTTCATCTTCTAACTCTTCATCATATGAAAACTTATCGTCAATAAGGTCTTGAATATCTATTGCGTCCAAACCATCTTCAGTTTGTGCGTAATAATCAGCTAATAGTAGTTCATCGTCCATGGTATCATAATCCTTTTGTAATTTATAAAAGTCTTCAATACCACGTCCAGTTTCCTTTTTAAAATTAAGGTATGCCGAAACATCTTCAGGTAATTCATCATTGTCTTTTGTTTGCGCAAACAAATCATCTACTGAAGAGATATCTTTATCATACCTATTTTTAATATATGAAAGAACGTCTTCGTCATTTAACTCTGACGAGGGAGTTTCATCTTTTACTTCTTCTTTTGTTTCTTCAGCTACTGGAGCTTCCGTTGTTTCTTCTTCTGTTTTAGTTTGAGTTTCAGTATCTTCATACTTATCCTCATGTTTTTCTAAAAGAGCTTGCTCAACCTCTGCGGTTGACTTCTCTTCTTTTGTAACTTCTCTTACTTTAATTTCCATTTTATTTAATTTAATTTATACAAAGTTAATAATAATCCAATAAAATATTTAAGGCTATCTTGGGTTGAACTCTGCAAGATCAAACCCGTCTAAACTATCTTCATTAGACTCAAAATTTATTGGAGGTAAATTGTTTTTTCTTTGACTTATAAGCTTTGATTGTTCAGATGACTGCTGGCTTATTCTTCTGTCTTTTGCTTTTTCACGATTTTGTTCACGCATATCTATTTGAGATTGTTCTAATCCTTTTATTTCCATAGCGTATTCAAATTCAGTTTGCATTAATTGTTCTTTTAATGCAGCCTCATTTTTCATCTTTTCTATTTCAAAACCTATCTCAGCTTGCTTTACTTGCATTTTTGATTGAGTTTCCATTTGTATTTTTTGCATTGCTATTTGTGCAGCGGCTTGTTGAGCTTGCATATTGTTTTGTTGTTGCATCTGCATTTCCTGAGCTTTCTTCTCTTGATCTTGTCTTTGCTTCGCTTTTCTTTTAACTTTTAGCAATTGATTAGCCATCTTGATATTTTTTATTTCTCTAATATCTATAGCGTCTTCTAAATCTATACCACCCTTTGATAATGCCATTTGTATGTTTGCTTCTAATCTTGCTTTTTCTTCTTCATCTGGAGCAACTTCTACAAATATTCCAAAGTCATATAAATATAAATTCTTAATATCATCTAATATTCCCAAGTTGTATTTTCCTATCTGCATTGCAAACTCATCAGCAAAATCTGAATATTCTAATACATCTGCTGTTCTAATAGATAGTGCTTCAGCTAAAGTTTGTGTTAGATATAAACTACCGTCTAAAATATGTCTTGTTGCTGTGTTGGAATTTAATGCTGCAAGTTTTTGAACTCCTACTAAAGAGTTTGGATCAGGAGTGCTACCGTCTCTTGCTTCATTAAGACCTGTTACCTGTCTAATCATATTCATATAATGATTATAATTACCTATAAGCATTTGCATTTTATTAGCGCCACTATTAGATGTTAATTGTTGTATTGGTACTCTTGCGTTATTAAACTCTCCATCTTGTGTATAGCTCCTTCCAACAACACTACCTGTCTGGAAATATAATCTTAATGCGTCAGCAGGATCATATGCGTTACCTGTACCTAAGTCTACTTCACTTAACCCATCTGCATCTATAAATACTCCATCTGGCACAACTTTTGTTATTACTTGTTGTAATTTTAAATGTGTCATTTGAATAAGGTCAGTAAAAGGTATCATTCTACGAACTAACGACTCTATATTTCCCTTATACATTCTTGGTGCAACTGCTACGTAGTTAGGCATAGCATACTGGCTGGCAGACTGAGGTCTTACCATATTTTTTGCTAATTCCCACTTTAACAATATGTTAGTACCCATAACCATAACACCATCATACCAAACATCAATTCTTTTTTCTACTCTTTCAAATTTTCCTTCCTCCATCATTTCTGGTGGTGGATTAAACTCATCATCTTTTTCTACTGTTTTAAAATTACCAGATGATGTTTCTTTTTTCTTATATACAAAACTGTTAGTAGACTTATAATTAAAATATAACAAGGTACAAGTGTCTCTATAGAACATAGAGTTTTCATACATAGCTGCAACATTATAATACTGGTACCAAGCCTGACTATATTTTGATATTTCTTCTAAATCAGCTTGTGTTAAATCAGGGTTAATTTTTAATAATTCACCAATTGGTATGGTTTTTATTTCGCCCCAATAAAAACAATCTTTAAAATGAGGGTCTTCGGTATAGCTATATACTACATTAGCTGGATCTACATAATCTACTTTTACTCCATCTCCTTTTAAAAAATTATGTTTACAAACCCCTATACCTAATGTCATTAAATCTAAGTCACATCTTTTTCTTGTTTGTTCATAATGATTTTCTGCTAATATAGTATTGATAGCACATTCATTTGCAATTTCTACAGCTGGTTTATAATTCATTTGCATATACAGCTCCATCTCTAAATCAGTTTCTGGTAATTCTTGTGGATCAACCTGAAACACATCTAATCCAAAATCTTCTTCTATTTGTTGAAATAAAGGTTTAGCTATCACATTTGTTTCTATCATTTGCTGAAACTCGCCTCTTTTTTCTGATGACATTGCGTCTTGAGCATAAGTCTTAACATGAAAAAGACGATCGCTCATACCATTAACAACTATGTCTACAAACTTAGGTATTACAGGTACAGGTGTCCAGTCTAAATTTAAATAGCTTAAGTCACCGTCTACAGCTAATTCATTTTTATATTTTGCTATTGATTGCTCTCCTCTTGCATAAAGTCTAAGCCTGTTGAACTCAGCCCATTGATCGTAAAACCTACATGAATTATACGAACCTCCTTTTCTAAACCACTCGTATTGAATCGCCTGTCCGATTTGTAATCCATACTCTTTTGTTTTCTTTTTTGAATCAGAAACAAATTGGTCAGGAAAAGCAGTAGATTTTATATCTATAGTTACTCCTTTCATTTATCTTATTATTTGACTTATGGAACTCTTATTGTTATATCTTGCAAAGTTAACACTTATTTTTGATTTTTGTTTAGTGGGTGTATACAGGTGCTTTTGATTAGCCATAATGGCCAAGCCAGAACTTATACTGGCATCAAACCTTGTTCTATTATTAATATCAAACTTTGCCCAGTCTTCTAAAGTTCTTTGAAAATACATGGTTCCTATTACTTCTGCATCTCTATAACTTCCTTCAAAATCAAAACCTATATGCTTTTCTATATACGACTCTATAGCGGCAGCATGAGACTGTTTTACGTCTTCAGAAGAGTTTGGTATTCCTCCTAATTCTTTTTCTGTTTTTGATAATTTATTAAATCTTTTATCTGGTCTATTCATACAGTAACCCCTGTAACCTCTATTTTTAAAATGATACAATAATCTTGGTTTGTTATTTTCACACAATATAGGCATACCATAAAATACGCAGGCCATCAATACTTCTTCAAAAAATATTTCTGCTGTTTGAGGTCTTGCAATGTATTCTAAAAAAAATTCATTTGATGGCGCGTGATCCATGTTAAATTTAGTTAGACCATGCAACGCACCGTTAGACCCCTTTCCGACTACTACTCCAGAAATATCATAACTATCACAACCAAAAGATCCCATATGGTCATTACCAGGAT